GAAGATGGAATTTTATTTCCAAAAGGAATTTTTACAACTACTTTAACTAAAATTACTGCAGTTACATTACTAACAGATAAATATTCTGGACCTGGATTAACAGCGTAGGAGAAGCTAAATGGCTAATACTACTTCTGGAACAACTACTTTTGAAAAGACCTTTTATATAGATAAAATTATAGAAGAGGCTTACGAAAGAATTGGTATGTCCGCTCCAAGAACTGGACAAGATTTAGAATCTACAAGAAGATCTCTAAATATAATGTTTCAGGAATGGGCAAACAGAGGTCTTCATTATTGGGAAGTAGCAAGTAATACTATTTCCATGGTTAATGGCCAAAGCACTTATACTATTTATAGATCAACTTCTGATGGAACTTCCGATGGAACACTTAGTTATTTAAATGGTGCAATCACTGCATCTCAAACAACAATTACAGTAGATTCAGTTTGGCAATTTCCAACAAGTGGAACTTTATTAATAGGTTCAGAACAAATTACTTATACAGGAACAGATACAGCATCTATGACTATAACAGGTTGTATTAGAGGCGCTAATGGTACAACAGCTGCAATCCATGCAGATAATGCAACTGTATATGATTATAATTCTATTACTTATGGACCAGATGATATTTTAGAAATGGTCTATAGAAACACAGAACAAGTTCCTGTTGTTGATTTTCCACTTACTAAAATTAATAGATCAGCTTACAGTGGATTATCTTCTAAATTTGCAACAGGTCAACCAACACAATATTACGTACAAAGATTTATAGATAAAATTACAATCACTTTATATTTAACTCCTGGAACAGATCAGGTAAATAATGTCATTCAATATTACTATGCTAAAAGAATTCAAGATGTAGGTGCTTATACAAATGCAACAGATGTTCCATATAGATTTGTTCCATGTATGTGCGCGGGACTTGCTTATTATATTTCATTAAAACTTGCTCCACAAAGAGTAGAAGGATTAAAATTATTATACGAAGATGAATTAAAGAGAGCATTAGAAACTGATGGATCTTCTTCAAGTTCATTTATAACTCCAAAAACTTATTATCCAAATGTCTAATCTATCAAGAGGAAAATATTCTTATATGATCTCTGACCGTTCTGGTTGTAGATTTCCATATCAAGAAATGGTTCAAGAATGGAATGGTTCATGGGTACATGTTTCTGAATATGAAGCAAAGCAACCTCAGTTAGAACCAAAACCAACAACAACTGATCCACAAGGTTTACAATATGCACATCCAGACAGGATTGAACCACCAGTAATTGTAGTTTTAACTTTAAATCCTTTTTCAACAACTAAGTACGCAGGTTCTACTTATATAAATGTTTATTCAGAAGATCATGGAAGATCAACTGGCAATATCGTAAGATTTAGGGGCCCGCCGCAAGTTAACATTGTAGGTACACCTTCTAGAGAAGATTCATTTGATCTAGTTCCTTCATTTGATAATGTTACAGATATTTCAAATACTAATGGATTTACAATCACAGTTGGAAAAATAGATTCATCTGGTATTGTAAGTGATAGTTTAAATTATTTTTATTTTTTAAGTACAAGTACAGCAACAACAGGAAATATAGCTGGCGGCGGGGCACAATGTTCTGCAGGACCGGTTACACTACAGGCTTAATATGAAATACACAGCATTAGTTACAAAAATAATAAATTACACAGAAGTAGATTCTAATGTATTAACAGCTACTATTATTGATGGATTTATTCAAGATGCTGAATTTAGAATATTAAGAGATGTGGATTCTGATAATAATAGAAAATATGCGACATCTTCAGTTGTTATAACTCAAAAATATTTTAACGTTCCAGATAATTGTTTAATTATAAGATCTCTACAGGTATTTAATACGGATGGCACTATAAGTTTTTTAGATGTTAGGGATGTATCTTTTATTAATGAATATAATCAAAGTAATACTACAGGAATACCTAAATATTATGCTAACTGGGATGAAAATACAGTAATAGTTGCTCCTACTCCAAATCAAGCTTATACTATACAAGCAAATTATATCTTGAAACCAACTGGATTATCCGCTACAACTGCAAATACATATTTAAGCCAACAATTTCCCAATGGTTTATTATATGCTTGCCTAGTTGAGGCTTATGGATTTTTGAAGGGTCCAAATGATATGTTGCAATATTATGAAAATAGATATAAGCAAGCTATCGAAGGATTCTCATTAGAACAAATGGGAAGAAGACGAACTGATGAGTTTCTAGATGGAGAACCTCGTATAGCTCGAAAACCACAATAAGGAGAAACAAGTATGGCTATTACACAAGCGTTACCAAATAGTTTTAAAAAACAACTATTAGATGGTGATCAAGATTTTACATTATCGACTGGTGATAAATTTAAGTTAGCTCTTTATGTATCGACTGCAACATTAGGTGCATCAACAACTTCTTATACAACAGGTGGTGAAGTAAGTTCTTCTGGAACAAATTATACAACAGGTGGAAAAGCATTAGTAAATTCTGGAACATCTCTTGTATCAACAGTTGCTTTTACAGATTTTGCTGATTTATCTTTTCAGAACGTTACTTTAACTGCTAGAGGTTGTTTGATATATAATACATCATTTAGTAATGCTGCGGTTGCAGTATTAAGTTTTACAACTGATAAAACAGCTACAGCAGGAACGTTTACTATTCAATTTCCAGCTTTTACAAGTTCAGCAGCTATTATCAGAATTTCTTAATTAGGAGTTTTAACCTATGGCTTTAGGATGGAGCTCAGGAACTTGGGGCCAAGGAGATTTTGGAACAGGAGAAGGAAACGCTAATGTTCAAGTAACCACTCCTGGAACACCTACAACATGGGGTGCAAACACTTGGAACAGTGGTGCTTGGGGAGAAAGTGTTGGTCTTAATTTATTTCAAGGAAGTGTAACTGTTAATATAATAACTCCTGCAAATGTAACAGGACAATTATTAAGTGCATCTTTAAATTCTGTGACTGTCACAGGAACAGCTAATATTTCTTTAACAGGACAACAATTAACTACATCTTTAAATTCAGTCACACCAATAATAGATGTAAGTACTTCTTTAACAGGTCAATCATTAACATTAGCATTAGGTATAGTAGATCCAGGTCCTGATGCCAATTTAACTGGTCAACAATTAACTTTAAGTTTTAATGGAACTGTAGATATAGACATAGCAGTTGCGGCCGCTATAACAGGTCAAAGTTTAACATTAGCTTTAGGTAATGAAACAGTTGATTTAAATACTCCTGTAAATGTAACAGGTCAAAATTTAACACTAGCTTTAAATTCAGTGGTTACTAAATTAGATGTAACAGTAAATGTAACTGGATTTAGCTTGACAGGAACAACAGGCCAATTATATGTTACCGCTTGGACACCCGTAGATACTGGTCAATCTGTAAATTGGACAGAAGTGGCTGCATAATATAGAGGTTGTATTAATTGACAAAAACTGATAAATATTTTAATAAGAACAAAATAAGGAATTAAATGGCTACAATATATTCTTCAGATCTTAAGCTATCAATAATGGCAACTGGCGAAAACGCTGGTACATGGGGCCAAATTACAAATACAAATTTATATTTATTACAACAAGCAATCGGTGGATATGAAGCAATTTCTATTGCTGGTGGAGCTCAAACAACGACTCTTACAATGTCTAATGGTGCTATTTCTAATGCAAGAAATGCAGTTATAAAATTAACAGGAACAATTACAGGTAATCAAGTAGTAACTATTCCAACAGCAATTGAAAAAACATACGTTGTAGCTAATGGCACAGTAGGTGCTTTTACAGTTGAATTTAAACAAGCAGGTGGAACAGGTGTAACTTTTGCAGCTGCAGACAAATCTACAAAAATATTATTTGCAGATGGAACAAATATTGTGGAAACAGGAAATACTACTCCAATTATTACTCAAATTAATGACACTAATGTTAATGAACAAATTAAATTTACAACAACTGCTTCAGCAGTAAATGAATTTACTATTACAAACGCTGCAACAGGTAATGCTCCTGAAATTTCAGCAACAGGTGGTGATACAAATATTGATTTAAAAATTACTCCAAAAGGATCAGGAAAAATAAATTTAGATGGTATTAAATTTCCAAATGCAGATGGTTCAGCAAATCAAGTTTTACAAACAGACGGTTCAGGAAATTTAACTTTTGCAACTGCATCAGGCGGCGCTGCATGGCAAGCGGTAGTAACATCCAATATTTCTGTAGTTGCAAAAGCAGGATATTTTATAAATACATCATCAGCTGCAATCACAGCAACATTACCATCATCTCCAACATTAGGAGACTTTATATCATTCATCGATTACGCTGGAACATTTGACACTAACAATTTAACCATTGCAAGAAATGGCAAAAACATTCAAGGTGTAGCAGAAGATTTAACAGTGTCAGTTGAGCGTGCTGGACTTACACTTGTATTCACAGACAATACTCAAGGTTGGTTATTACAAAATAATTAAAACGATGGTTTACAAAAAAATAAAAAGGGTATAATATATAAAATATGAGCAATAAATATCAATACTGTTTAGCTGAAAATTGGGGTAAAGGTTTTATAACATTTGATGATGCTATGAAATTTAAAATTTCTGATTACCCTGGAAATATTTATCAAATTCCAGCAAATAATCAATATGCTAATTTATGGATTTATAAAGTTGCAGGGATAAAAAAAACAAAAGAAGAGGCTCAAACCATTATAAATCAATATGTTCAAAATTTACAAAATGAATGGGATGCACTTCCAGAAAATAGTCCAAGTAAAATACCAACTAATCCTGCTTATGGACAAGGAAGACCACAAGATATAACAATTATAGAGGAATAAAATGTCAACATTTATAGATATATCAGGGCAAAAAGTAAGATCAGTTTCTTCTGATCCATCCAACCCAACTTTAGGACAAATTTGGTATAATAGTACGACAGCTCAATTAAGAGCTTTAATTTTTAATGCTAACGGAGTTTGGGCATCAGGAGGAAATATACCTTCTAACTTTGGAGGAGGTGCTGATGGATTTGGAGTCGATAGTGCAGCAGTAGTAGCAGGAGGTACAGGCCCAGGTGCTGCCTATCAATCGGCTTCACAAGAATATAATGGTTCAACTTGGTCAAGCCCAGCTAATATGCCTTATGCAACTGCTTATACTTCTACTTTTGGATTAGAAAGTGCTGGAGTTGTAGCGGGTGGACTTACAGTTCCAGGTCCTGACCCAGGGCAAGGTCCTGTAAGAAACACATCTGTAGAATATAATGGCTCTACTTGGGGAAGTGGTGGTAATATGAATGTATCAAGATTTGAAGGTGCTGGTTTTGGAATAGAGTCTGCGGGTGTTGCTGCAGGAGGATCGGAACCTGCTGAAGGTGGTGGAACTAAAAAAAGTGAATCAGAAGAGTATAATGGCACGTCTTGGTCTGTAGGAAACGCTATGAACACAGCAAGAACATGTGAAGGGACTGGAACTGAATCAAATGGATTAGCAATTGGAGGTAATGCTTCCTTTACTGCAGTAGAAGAGTATAATGGTTCAACTTGGACAACAGGAGGTTCTCTACCTGTAGGTAAAACTAGTGTATATTCTTCAGGGCCTGGAACAAACGCCTTAGCAATAGCTGGGTATACCCCATCTCCTGCTGGAAACAGTGCTACTGTTCAAGCTTATGATGGAAGCACTTGGTCTTCAAGAACATCCGTTCCATCAGTAAGAAGTGCTGGAGGTTCATCTAAAAATAACGGAGATACTACAAGTGCTACAATTTTTGGTGGTGATCCTACAGCTACATCAACAATTGAATATACTCAAGGCAATCAAACCGTTTCTATTGAT